TTACTCGATTAGCGAAAAAGAAAGGTACAAATATTTTAAATAAAGAAAGGCAGCGCCTCACAGCGCCACCCACTCATAATCAACAACAAATATATCAAATAAAGACGACTATGGCAAGTGAGGCATTGAATAAATATATTGAGAAACGTTACGACAGGTGGCTGGATTACGCTAAGTATCACTGCTCACTTGCCGGAATGACAGACGAAGCTATTGACGTGTTGAACGAGGTAATGTGTATGCTGCTTCAAAAGCCCCTGGAGCATCTCTCCCGATTAATGGAAGCCAAACAGGGTAAATATACTGAACTTGACTTCTATATCCTGCAAATGATAAAGCTAAACGTTACCTCAGACACGTCTCCATACCGGCATAAATACAAGCCCATTCCGGTAGATGAGAATGTAGATTGGCGACGGCTGAATATCATCGACGAACCCGACGACAGCCCGGATCGTACCGAATATATCCGGGAACGTATGCAGGATATCCGGAACATAATCGATCAATTAAGCTTATCCGAAAAAGCCAAACGGATCTTTGCTTGGAAATTCTTTGCAGGAGAGTCTTTCGCGGATTGGCCGGGACCGGAAAACAGGAAGGAGTTGTATGAAGTTTACAAAAGTGTTTTCAGTGCAGTGATGGATAAGAAAGATGGGAGGTTACTGTTTTGATAAAAAGGGGCGTCCGGATATCACTATCTGAACGCCCAGCCTTATCTATGAAAATTCACGAACTACTATAAAAATTATTTATCATCAATACTAACTAATTCTACATCATCAAAATCAAAATCTATTTCCATCTGTTGATATTGTTTAGGATAGGCAACATCCAACATTTTCATAAAAACATCCCATTTATAGCCAGAAACTCTCCCAAGTGCTTGAACGGCGGCTAAATGTTCTTTCAATTTGGGCAAGCCAACTTCTTTTGTTAGAAATTGATGATGCCTAAAACTCCTATTACCAGATTCATTTTTTGGATTTGCCTTTTTTAATTCGGCTAAAATAAGAGGGGCGATTCTTTGGTATACAATATCATCTATCCATTTACCAATAACACCAGGCCTTTTATTTGTTTGAGTCCATGTCCAATTTCTCATTTTGTATATCATTTCAAAAAAACTATCATCAAAGACTTTTACCCATCTTGAAGCTTCTTGTGAAATAAATTGTTTTAAAAATTTTTGAAGTTCATCTTTCGCCCTTGTTTTTTCTTTATCATATCCTGTCACTTCGTCAACAAGAGCTATTATGCCAGTTTTTGCAACAGATCGAATTATTATATCTGCGTTTCTTACGATTATTTCATCATCAAACTCTCCGTCGCGATTTGCTTCAATTATCCCAGAACATATATCAATAAGTATAGTAACCTCATACCCATAAGTCACTGACTGAGAGCCACCAGCACCAGGTCTTTTGAATTTTATAGGATTGTTTATTCTTTCTATAACACTATTTTCACCGTCGCTAAATCGCATTGTCAAAGGAGCTTTATTAACGAATGGAGATAACCATGCTGCACTCGTTCTGTCTTTATTCAATACTTTTTGTATTCCTCTTCCTGAAAATACTCTAGTACCATCTTCTAAGACATAACAAGGTATTTCTAAATTTCCCAAATGAAGTGGGGTTTTGTCCGAACCAAATTTTGCAACTAAAATTTTTTCTTTTTTGGGTTCTTCATCTTCTGCAAATAAATCTGACACTTTTACATTAAGAGCCTTTGCCACCTTTTCCAATGTAGTTTTTGTTGGGTTTCCATTGATAGCTTTATTCAATCCAACAGGTGTTATCCCAATCTTTTCTGCAAGTTCTTTTTGAGTTATACCTTGCTCCTTACAAATATCATTTATCAACAACATAATACACATAGTTTAATTATTCAACATCAGCAAAGATACAAATTAAACCATATATACAAAATTTTAATTCAACTATTTTCTGTTTTGAAACAAAAAAACCGCCCTACCTTCACTGGCAGAGCGGCCAATACTAACATTAAATCTATAAAACGAAAAAAAATCTACCAAATACGATAAAACCCACCTATACCAATATAGGGAGACAGGCCATTTCTTCCTATCCCATAACCAGTCGTAAGGCCTATTCCCCACCGACGAGTTTTCACTTTTTCTGTTATGTAAATTGTCTTCTGAAACACATCGATACTGTCGAGCGAAGGATTATATCCTGACACCCAAGCGTGATAATCATCCGTCAAGTATTCTTTCTGTGTGACCGGGATAGGTACAAAAATCGGCTCTCTCACTGTATCTCCCTCAAGTGTGATGTAGACAGGGAACAGTTCCGGAACCGTCTGGATCACCGTTTCATAGACAGGATAAGGAATGCTATCTCGAATCGTGTCACGCAGAGTCGACGTGTCGGTTTTTCCAACAAGCTCATCCCCTATCCTATTCGTGTGCCGGCCGGCCAAGAAGCAAAGAAGGCAGAGAATCAAAATCAGTATTACATGCCAAGTTTTCATGATTAATATTTCATAGCCATACCCGTATTTGGAGGCCGCCCGGATATGAAAAAGGCGGCACATCTCAAATTAACATGAGGAGTGCCGTCTTCTGTTCTCTTAAGAAAATAAGACGAAACTAATTTTGTATTTTCACTTTTGGAGATTTCTTAAACAACTCATATATCTGAGAAGCTCCACCGAAAGGTAAATATACATTTTTAAGTTTTGTTCCGATAAGTCTATCTTTAGCTATTACACGACCTGTTGAATATACATCATAAATGAGTTCTTCCATAAATCTATCAGGAAGTCTCACCTTATCATCTTCTATATAATTATTCAA